TATTTCTAAGTATTGGAAAGAGCCTCGTATCGTTAAGATACTTGGAGAAAATAGCGAGTTAGAAAGCTTTTATTACGAAGGTGCAGATCTTATACAGGCTACGGATATGTCAGTGCGCGTTGGTATTGGTATGGACTTTTCTCAATCAGCGCATCGTCAGAAGATAATGCAAGCCGCACAGCAAGGGCTATTAGGTGACATTCGCAACCCTGCCGTGCGCGGTAAGTTGCTAGAGCAACTAGGCATTAAAGGATTTGACTCTGAGTATTCTTTAGATGCAAAGAAAGCACGTCGATACTTGGAACGGCTTAAGAATGGAGAAGAAGTTCCTCCACCGGAGCCTATTGATAATCATTCCGTCCAGTTCTCTGTATATAAAGATTATATGCTTAGTTCCGATTTTGAAGCACTGGAGGATGGAGTCAAAGATACTATTCGACAAAGAGCGCAGTTGCATCAACAGGTTATGCAGCAAGAACAACAAAAAGCAATGCAAGCTGCACAGGCGGCTAAAGGTGCGCCAAAAGGTGCAACGCAAGGAATGCAGCAAACAGGAGCAATGGGTAACCAGCCAGCACAACAAGGATGAAATACTATGCCAAAGGTAGGTGGGAAGACTTTCCCATATTCTAAGGCAGGGCAGAAAGCAGCAAAAACCTATGCAAAGTCTATGGGAAAAACAATGACTAAGCGTAATCCTAAACGTAAGTCTAAATAACTAGGAGATTCCAAATGACGGAAGCGAATCAGATGCCTGCCGATGAGCAGTCTGCTGAAGCGGCAATTCCGCAACCTGAGACCGTTGATGAGTCAGTGTTTGATGATTTATATCATCAAGCAACGGGCATTGGCGAGCCTCGTGAAGCACCGCAGCAAGAACCGCAAGTGCAACAGCCCAGCGAAGCTCCCGAAGTGGAGCCAACTGTAGATTCTCAAGCACTACGCGAAAGAGTTGCTCAGTTAGAGGGTGTTATAGGGCAAATGGCCCAACAGGGTAATGCTCAAAACAACCAACAGCAAGCACCTCAAGATATAGAGCAAGAAATACTAAAAGCTAATAAAGATCTTGATCCTTCGGCAGTTAAGTTTCTCGTTGACACTGCTAGTAAAATAGCAGATGACAAGTTGAAGCAAGCTGTAGTGCCGATGGCAAAAGAACTATATGGCTTAAAACAAGCTGTATCTCAAAATGCCAATGAGAAAGTTGTTAATGATTTTAACTCTTCTATGGATAGCCTAGCCAAACAAGCTGGCGTTACAGATCCATTTATGCAGGGTTTACTTCGTGACGCTGTTACTTCTCGCGGTATGCAAAGATATGGTAATGACTTTAACGTGGATCACGCTAAAGCTCTTTTTCGTGAAGTGAACAATGAGCGTCTTCGGACTGGGCATCAAAATGATACTCAGTATGTGCAAGAAAAACAATCTAACGAACAATCATCACCGCCAATACAACACGGCGTTTCTGGTCAGTCTGCGGTAGAGTCTTTTCAAGATCAGCTTCGTGATCCAAATCGAAAAGATATGGATTTTAAATCTGAGAATTTTCAAGATTCTGTTAAAAACTTTTTAGCCGCTGGCGATAGGGCCATAAACAAAGCAATGGGAGGCGGTAGGAGTAATCAGTAATGGCTAGCAGTGCTTACACTGGGTCAGCAGTAACGCATACTAATGGAAATGATGCGTTTAATGCTGCCCTTAAAGAGTTTTACCTGCCTCGACTAACCTCGACTATCAATGACAAGCGCGTCTTGATGACGAGGTTGGAGCGAGACACTTCTAAAACCGATGTGTCGGGCCGTCATGCCCGTCTTCCGGTGAACATTCGCCCGTCACAGGCTATTGGTGCTCGCGCTGATGCCGATGGCGGTCCGTCGTTGCCCACGCCGCAGTCGCAAACCTATATTGAGTTGATCATAGGGTATGCTCATAACTACGGCACGGTGCGCGTTACTCATCCGGTTATCCAGGCTAGTCGCAATGATCGCGGTTCCTTTATCCGTGCTATTGGCTCGGAGATGGATGGTATCCGCAGAGACTTGCGTAATGATGTCAATCGTCAGCTTTTTGGCGATGGGACGGGCGCGATAGCGGCTTGTACTGCCGCCGATGATGGCAGTGGTGTGCTTACGGTATCAGCCGGTCACAAGATGAAAATCGGTATGGTTATCGAGGCTTTCGATGCTAAGACCGGCGGCTCTCAGCACGATGGGGATATGACCGTTTCCGCTGTTAATACCAGCGGCACTGCGGTGACAGTCACTGGAACCTCTACTGCTGTTGCAGATGATGACTACCTCTTCCGCAAGGGCAACCGTGGAAATGAGATGATGGGTCTGCTGGGCATTGTTGACGATGGCACGTATGCGTCAACCTTGCAGGGTATTGTTCGGGCTACTTATCCCGAATGGAACTCTACAGTCCTTGGCAACAGCGGAACGGCGCGAGGGATTTCTGAAGATCTGCTGGATAACGCCTTGTTGCAGTCTGAAGAGAATTCGGAGTCGGAGATCAGCTTGATGATCACTAGCTCCACGCAATGGCGCAAGATCGGTCAGATGATGACTCCAGATCGTCGCTATTCTACGGGCATGGACCTACCGGGTGGTTTTACGGCCATTTCTTGGGCAGGCGTTCCCATCGTTTGGGATCGTGATTGTCCTCGTTATGGTCAGATCAGTGATGCCGCTGGCTCGACTGATACCGATTTCCTCTTTGGCCTTGATGAATCGCAGTTGGCGATGTATCAGTTGGCTGATTGGGACTTCGATGACACCGATGGCAATGTTCTGCATCGTCGTCAAGACGTAGCGGCTTATGATGCTACGCTTTTCTACTACGGCCAGTTGGGTACTGTTGATGCTTCTAAGCACTTCGTTATCCGTGACCTTAGTCGGTAAATAGTGGAGAGGGGCTAGGAGTTGTCCTAGCCCCTCTTTATCGGGAGAAATTCAATGGCAGAAGCGGCAGTCCTACCTACTCAATTAGTAGGGGCTAGGGACAACAGGTACGAATACTTTCAGTTTACAAAGTCAGCAACTGACTTTGATACTGCCAAGCAATTAGTACCTGCAAGAGCTGGACACATATCGGTTATTGACTCCTTGATCGTCACTTGCTTGGCGGCTGAGATAGTCAGTATAGAGAGTACTTATGACCCCGGCGGTGGCTCTGCCGCTATTGATCTATTCGGACCTCATTATGTTGCGGCCAATAGTTCATTGACTCTTCCAGCAGGGGCGAGTATACGGCACCCACAAGTAAATCAAGAGCTTAGTATGAAAACAGCAAGCTCTGGAGCTTGTAGTGTTTATATCATTTATCATTATGAAATTGATGCGGTTGACGCATCGCTGGCAACCGCATATTAAACGTGACTCCGACGTAAACGGGTTAAAAAGGAACTATTATGGGTATCAGAGATAGAAACATAGACGCTCTGCGAATGCAGTACATCATTCATGCCGACAGGTTTGGCTTTCCTTCCAGTACGATGATTGGTGACGGTCCTCCTACGGCAATTGAATTTGGTGCTACTGGTTATGGTCACGTCAATCTGGTCGATGCTGGAAAAATTGCGGCTGTATTAGACTTTCAGTTTTGCCGCTTGTTCGATCCAACGGAAGAAATTGGCGTTCGCGTTTTCTACGGCACGCAAGAGGTTGGGTCTTCTACTGATGACGTTGAGTTTATTGTTCAGTACGACCAGTGTGATTTTGGAGAAGTATTAGTAGTCCCATCCACTGCGTTGGATACTGTTATAGGCGTTCAGACAGATGTTGGTGGTACAACGAATGAGTTGAAGATTTCTTCGCGTGGGATTATTGATGCCAATAAGTTTGACTTTACTGCTCGCACTGGTGCCATTGCATGGGAAGTTGAGTATCAAGCTACTAGTTTTGCTGACAATAAGATTGGTCTCTTCGGGCTTGCACTGGATTATATTCCTCGTGTCAATCAAAGTGAGCAAGAGAGTGTTGACGTTTTCAAAAATATATCGGCGGCTTAATGTATACACCAGATTGGCATTTCGTTAAACGACTTAAAGCGTATGACGATAAGCTGTCTGCGCGATGGATGTTCCGCAAAGAGCGATGGGGTATCTATCGCAATATTCCTTCCCCCGGCAACTTGTACAACAAGGACGTTCTCGTCCACGTTGTACAGGGTGCCGAGGGCAATTACTTGCCATTAGATGACAGGGTTCTTGTTATTTTGGCAATGGCAGATCATCATCGTAGGGGCAGGGATACTGTTATCCGCGAGATGATTGACAAGACACAGCGTTACCAAGATAAGTTGGACAAAGACAGGCGCAATGAAATGGCAGATGTCATTGCGGATACTATTCCCTCTGGCGGCTTTGAAAGCAACGACATTGGAAGTATAAACATGCCAAAAGAAGATCTCCAATCAGTCGAAGCGTATACAGAAGAGCGCGAACTTGCAATTGCCGCAGACAATGAAAAAGATCGCATTGTATGACTCCTCAAGAAATGTACGCCGAGTTTCAATCGTATCTCGACGTGGATTCCAATTTCATGTCTGGAGACGAGGTTTGGAGAAAGCTAGATAGCGCCAACCGTGAAATAGTGCGTCTTATTAACAGGGAAGATCCTACCTATTTCGTTCAAACGCATACATTTGACACGGTAGCCGATCAGTCTCTTTACGATCTTCCGCAAAATGCACGACTTGGGTCGCGTATTGTATTTGTTGAGAATACAGACACGGTAACCGAGATGCCACCAGTGCAAGAATTGCGCGACCTTTTAGCTTTTGAAGCTCCCGGCATTGCCAATCTTTCTGACCATTTCCACTTTATATTGCAAGGTGATCAAGTCCGAATAATGGGCACTCCCGGTGGAGTCCATTCTGTTCGTATTTATTACCTGCCTCAATTTGGCAATATGATACAAGGAAAGATCAGTGCAACTACAACGACTTCTCTTGATTTTTTTACGGGTGATCCTAATTACACCAACAACTATGGTGTTCCCGATTTAAGAGATGATTATTATAATGGGATGACCGTCTTACTGACTAAGAATGAAGGTGCTGGAGATCAGCGCACCATAAGCGATTATGCTGGTGGATCTACTAAGAGAATAACAGTTAGCTCTGCTTGGTCTGAAACACTCTCGGCTTCTGAAGGTAGTGAGACTGAATTTGCAGTGTTATCACCTGTTCCAGAAGACTTTCATCAGCTTATTCCCCTTCGCGCTGCAATAGATGGAGCTATTAAAAACAGGAATAGATTAAGGGAAATACAGTCTGTTTATTTTGGATCACCGGGAAGACCGGGATTGGAAATGAGCTTATTGGGCTGGCTGCAAAAGCGCCAAATGTCGGGTGATGAAATAGTTTTGCCTGTAGATCATGGAGTATAAGCTATGAATCCACGATATTTGCAACTTATTAAACTATTGGCAAGGATGGCAAGTAAGGGTGCTGGTAAAGTGCCAGAGAAAGTCAAAGGAATGCCATCCGGTCGAAAATCTGATTATAAAATTAATTTCGGGTTAGCTAAGAAAGGGTTGGCAAAGCCAAAAGATTTTACCGAAAAAGGAAGGCGATTACGGAAAGGAGAGGTAGACACTCCTTACCAGAAAAGGGGTCTTGGCGGTTCTAAAAAAAGCCAAAGGTCTCTGTCAGATAAAGAAGTTAAAGAGAGAGGGAACCATTTAGTTCAACAAATGCAGTCAGAGTTCAGAGGCACACCGCAAGGACCGCCTCTCTCAACGTCACTTAGCAAGGCATTGACCGACCAAGCAAAAAAGGGGAATTTAAATCCGCAGGGAAGGCTAAAACGGCTAGATACATCACCAGAACAATTCGTGGATGACCTCGCCGGGGGAAGTCTCCGTAAGGGTAGTCCCGGTCCAGTAAAGTATTCCCCAGAAGAATACAAAGTACTAAAAGAGTTTATGGACGTAATGAAACGCCTTAAGAAGAATGATGCTAAATCAGCGGATCATCCGTGGGGGCCAATGAAATCGGGAGATGCTAGCCTAAATGCCGCCTTGTTAAGCGCCCTTGGTGCCGGTGCGGGTGCCGCTGGTCTTGCGGATGCCTTAAGAAATAGGAGCAGAGGGTCTGCTGGTGGTTCGCCGCAATCTCCTTCTAGGTAGTAATGAACCTAAGATTAATTAAATTATTAGCAAAGCTTGCATCTAAAGGGGCTGGCAGTGTTCCAAAAAGTGCAACTAGGCATGCAAGGCAGCAATCCCTCAATAAGACGTTCCCTACTAATAGGTCTGGCGGCATTGGCAATAGGCCCAATAAGGGGCCAGTGCAGCAAACAACTTCTCCCTATGAAAATAGAAAACGTCAAGCTTCGTATAACAAGCAGGGCAAATTAGGCAAAGCTATATCAGATATGGCGGAGGAAAGTATAAAAAAAGGCACAGCAAAACTTCCACCACATCCGATAGGAGACCAGCCAAAGTCGGTTATCTTAAAAAAAATCGCAGAAAGAGTTGCAACGGTAGCTGGAAAAGGTGAAGCGATTAGTGGCGCAGATCGCTTAAGATATATCTTAGATCCCAATATATATGTTGAAGAAGAAGAAAGACTTAAAAATTTTCTTGATAGTCTTAGTCCAGAAAAAAGAGCCAAATGGGAAGAAGAGGAATTAAAGCAACAGCCAAACCTTTTTGACGCACTTAGTGGCTCGCTTTAAAGGAGCGAATATTATGGGGAAATTAGACGAAGCGCAAAGACATCTTAAAGGCAAGGCATCTAGCAAGCCTCAAGCGGCTAGGGCTGAATCTACTTTTAGGCAGCAACCAAAAGCTCAAAAACAAGCTCGTTCAACTAAAGAAGAAAAGCAGCACCGTCTTGAAAAGGGCAGAAAGCGCATTGATGACTTGCACGACCCTTTTCAAAAAAATCGGGATTATAGTTCTACCCCTTCCCCTTGGAAATCCGATCCCGATCCAAAGGCAGATAGATTAAAAAAGAAACGAGCGGCAGAAAAGAAACGTCGCACTAAGCTGAGTGGTGGGTCTCGTCAGTCTCAAAAGCGTAGACAGGGCAGTTATTGAGTATGAATATGTATGAAATGTGGGATATTCAAAATAACGGTCGGTCAAATAAAAACGAACAGCCTAGAGTAGAGATTAAGATACCGATTGCTATTTCAACCTCTAAATCTCCTCCGAAAAAAAGGGGGAGGCCTAAAAAGAGCGCAAAGTGATTGAACGGGATGGGCAGTTTATTTGGGAGGAAGATGCGGTCTTTGATGGTATCCGACAAGATGCCTCTGAGAGTGTGCGGCGTTATCGTGTGCTTAGAAACGGACATCTGTTTAATAGAGGCGCGGTAACAAAAGACAAAGGCGTAAAGCACATTGCCGTTTCGCGCATTGGCTCAGATTCTTTAGATACATTGGCTGGGTTTGATGCTCACTTTAACGATGGAAGTCAAAAGCTTTGCATCGTTCAAGAGGGCGCATCAAATGCCGACTTGTATTATTTTAATACATCTAACAGTACGTGGACAGCGCAGTCTAGGACTATAGCGAATGATAAGAGGGTAAACCTTCTTATGTTCGCTAATAAGCTACACGTTATTGATGGGACAACCCTGCAAACTTGGACGGGAAGCACTTGGGCTACTCCCGGTGAAAGCACTTATTCTAACCCAAGTAGCATAGGATGCGTTTATGCAAACCGTCTTATACTTGCTGGCAATGCTAATTATCCTTTTACCTTCTTTCCTTCTGGCATCCGCGACTCTGGAGATTGGGATGCGGCGTTATCTGTTGATGTTACTGGCGCTCATGGAGAGAAGATAACTTCTATTGGGACACTTGGCTCTTTCCTAATTGTCGGCGGTAGAACATTTACTCGCTCTTTTTACTTGGGAACAGCTTCTCCTTACGATTGGGATAATGATCACATCTCAACTCTTATTGGGCCTTCTTGCCAGTCAAGCTTTGTTTCTATCCCTGCCGTTCAAGGTCAAACGGGCCGCAATGTAGCATTCTTTTGGTCTACAGATGGGCCTATGATGCTTTATCAAAAGGACAATGGCCTACCTACTTTGCTTGACTTGTCTTCTCCTTTGGCAAAGTCGAGTAGGGGAATTGAATACCAAGGATTGCCAGCAATGGCAATAGATCGCTTTGATGATGTTGTAGGAACGTATGTTCCAGAGTTTGATGAGGTTCGTTTTGCTGTAACAAAAAAAACTACCTTCTCAGCAACAGAATCTGATGATATTCGAAATGATATGCTTTTCTGTCTTAGCTTGACCTCTGCCTTGGGATTCGCAATGGGCAAGGCCGAATACCCCTACTGGAGAATAAGAGACAACGAAAATGAAAACTTGCCTGTCTCTACTATTTTTAGTGCTCGTATTCACCCCGACAGCAATGCTCCAAATATAGCTGGTGTCTTGCGGTGCTTATGCGCTAAGAATGGGTGGGTATATGAGATGGATTCTGTTTCTCAAGACGATGACTCTATAGAAGGAACAGATTATGGTATTCCTTTTTATATCCGCAGAGATGGTTATGACGGGATGGAAGACCGTGTTCGACAAAATGAAAAAAGCCTAAGATCTGCTTATTTCCGTGCAACACTAGTCGGTGACAGCAAGCTTTATGCTAGGGCTATCGCAGATGGCGGTGCAAGGTTTTCTGAGGTGGAAATAGACCTTACGGGGAACTTGGCAAAGTGGGGATCGGATGGTTCCAGTGGGTCTTGGGGCAATGGAAAGCTTTGGAATGCTGGTGAGTTTGTAAATCAACGTGGTTTAATGGGAACATTGGGAAGGAAATTTGATTTGGAAATCTACGATAATGGAAATATAAAAGGAGACTTTCAAGTCAATTCATGGTCTTTACTTGGGTATGTGGAGGATAGACGATAATGCCACTTTTATCACTTACGCTTTCTGGAGCAAACGGCAAGCCTCACGATTGGAATCATGTATCTACTCCATTTGGGGAAGTGCAGACTCTTTTAAATACTACTGGATTAGATTCTTCAAATATACAAGAGAATGGACTGCTCCCTTCTAATATTCGCACAAATGCCAATATAGACGCAGTGCGTATTAAAGTAAGGAATGCAACTGGTGGATCGTTGTCTGCTGGCACCCTTGTTTATTTTAGCGGCACTTATTCTGATGGCACTACTAATTATCCAACAGTAGCCAAGGCTATTT